CGAGATAAGCCACTTATCAATAGATGATTTAGAAATAGATAGAAATTCACACACATTCGGTAAAGTGGAATGTTGGACTGATGTTTAGCACCCCCAATCAAACAGGGATTAAATAATAAGATATAAAGATATAAAGATATGAAACAAGAATTTTTAAAAAAGATTGAAGAAAGTGCCAAAAGATTAGGCATCGGCAAAGGCTCGTTACTTCACGAATTTAATTTGTTAGTTGAGGAGTTTTTAAGATTAAATTTAAAAAATAGATAAACCCACTATAAGGTAATACTTAGAGGAATAGTTTATAATCTAATTAAATAAATATATGAGAGAAATAAAATTTAGAGTGTGGAACATACAAAAAACAGAATTTAATATTATTGATTTTAGAAACACTGGATGGATTATGATAACAAATGAAACTAATGGAGAAATTCAACAATTCACAGGGCTTAAAGATAAGAATGGTAAAGATATTTATGAGGGGGATGTTTATCATCAGGGAGATAAAAATATAAAATATAAAGTAATATTTGAAAATGGTTGTTTTATCGGAAATCAAATTGGTAATAAAAGTTTGGCTGGTTTAAAACATTTTATTAAAGATATTGAAGTAATCGGAAACATCCTTGAAAACAATAATTTAATTAAATAGATATATGAAAAATAAAATTATAAATGGTAATTGTTTAGATGTAATGAAGGATATGCCTGATAAAAGCATTGATCTTGTTTTTACTTCTCCGCCATATAACATGAACCTCAGAATAAGGAATGGGAAACATTGCTCTAGACAAATAGTAAAAGAACTATCTACAAAATATAGTGATTATTCCGATAATCTAACAATGGAAGATTATTATAATTTTAACAAAAATATAATTTTAGAATTGCTGAGGGTCAGCAAAATTGTGTTTTATAACATTCAATTCTTAACCGGTAATAAGTCTGCTTTATATAAAATAATTGGCGAATTCTCTGATAATATAAAAGAGTTTATTATTTGGGATAAGATAAATGCTGAACCGGCAATAGGTGCTGGCGTGCTAAACAGCAGATTCGAAGTTATTTTAGTCCTATCAAGTAAAGAAGATGCTATAAGCAGAAAGTTTATTAAATATAATTTTAATAGGGGAGAATTGCAAAACTTATTGACAATAAAAAGAGGAAAAAAATATGTAAATCTCATGGAGCAATTTTTCCAGAAGAACTAGCTGACTTAATAATAAAAAATTTTTCCAACGAAAGAGATATAATATTAGATCCTATGTGTGGTAGCGGAACAACTTGTAAAATGGCAAAATTTAATAACAGAAATTTTATAGGAATAGAAATAAGTGAAGAATATTGTAAAATAGCAGAAGAAAGAATTAACAGTATATAATATGCAACCAATCCCCCAGAAACATCGCAAACTGATTGATTCTGATCCATATTTTAAGCGTAGTTGCTTATCAAATATTCCGGCCCAATCAGGAAATAGAATAGTAATTCATCATGCTTGGATCTATGCCGGTAAGCAAATATGCGAAATGTGGAATTACTGCCCTCTCCTAGAAAGCGAACACGACGCTCAGAGCTCCTCTCCCAGTGCTCATAACTCAAAAGAAGTTAACGATAGAGTAAAACTAATAGCCGTTAGCAGGGTCGATCTAACGGAGCTAAAAGTTAAATATCCCAAAAAAAATTGGGAGTTAGAAATAAATAAAATAAAATTTAATTTAAAAAATTATGAAAAATAAAACATTGGGCCACTTTTTAATGTGGACATTATCAGTCGCTTTAGTAATTTACTTAATGGGCTTTGAAGATCTAGCCGGTTTAATCATTCTAGCTAATTGGGTATTTGTGTTTATTGCTGGTGCAAGATTACTTAGTTTAAAAGATAAAAAATAAATCTATGATAGATAAAACAGCCGAGTCAGAAGGAATGGGCTTCCAAATCATTGGAGCTAAAATGCCTTCTGCTAAAAAAGAAAAGAAGGAGGAAGAAACTCCTGAAGATAAAAAAGAAGAATAAATATGCGTGGAAATATAACAAAAATTCATGGGATCAAGCGGAGTAGAAACGGAAATGCCTTTATGAGAGTGACATTCAAATTAGAAAATGGCGATTGGGCAAAAACTGATTTATGCCCGGACTATCGCAATTATCAAAGATGGGTGCCACTCTTAGTTGAGGGCTTAGATCTAGATGGACTTGTTATGAAGTCTAAAAATGAGGTTGATGCTGATAGCTATCCTCGTAAATTAACTAAAAAAAATAACGGCGAATGGGTCAAAAATGCTGATGGCTCAATGGCTTTTATTGAAAACCCTCTCCCAGACGAATCTTTGATTGCTGATTCCGCTGGGATGGAACAACCAAAACTTTTATGAATTATTTTGGAAAAAATTTAATATTTTTATTTGCTATTTATTGGTGCGTTTTAATAATTGGGTTTCAAATATCACAACACTTTTTTCCCCTTATAATCGACACAACAACAATTATCCGAGTCCAAAATGAGGTTAATGAGGTTGTGGATAACTTAGATTATGAATATGTCGAAGCTCGAATAACTTGCTACGCTCCAACCGGCTATAATATGGCCAATACGAAACCTCCTAAAGATGGTTGGGTTGCAACGAGCGACAGGACAATCCCATTTAATACAGTAATCGAGTTAGGGGGCAAAGAGTATAAAGTCGGTGATCGGACTGCAAAATGGGTCCATGAGAAGCATGGGTTAACGATAGATATTTTCATGGAGTCAGGTTGTGATCGAAACTTTGGGGCCAAAAGGGAAATGGTTAAAATCTATAAATAGCTATTCCCTATTAAGAACTAATTAAGTGTGTTATAATATCTTTATGAGCAATAACAATCAACAAAGAGTAGTATCTGGCGTTAAGTGCCGTTTACTAGATATGTTAGACGAAAAGTCGCTAGAAGCAATGAAAAAGTTTGGTTTTGTTTACAGAGATAAATACACCGGAAAAATGAAATTAAGAGTTTATAAAAAATAATATGCCATTATCAATAATAGAAATATTAGATAAAGAAATCAAGCTGAGTCGAGAGGAAGATTATCTTGGTAAGGAGAAAACTAGCTTTTGGGCTTCTGAAACGGAAACGATGGCCTTTGAAATCTATCATAGATGGATGAAAACTGAGCCAACAAATCCGATGGAGGAGGAAAAAATGATGATGCTCAAAATGAGGAAATTAACTGAAGATGCCGTTGTCTTTTATCTCCAAAAAAGTGGCCAAGTAATCGATCGGCTAACTAATCAAGAAAGATGTTATTTCGAATGGGGTCCAAAAAAAGTTCCTGTTTCCGGTTATCCTGATCTTGGGCTTTTATACCAAAATGAAGAAGTAATTATTGAGGTTAAAACCTATTATGGAGGAAAACAACATAGCGAAATTAGGATTGGCAAGATTAAAGAGGCTTATGTTAAGCAGTTAGCGATTTATCTTTACCACTTTAAAATTAAGCATGGAGTTCTCCTGATGATCAATCAAGGGACTGGAGAAAGATTTGAATTTGACATTTATAATGTCGAAGGGAATCCGTATCACTTTGTTTGCCCAGATAATGAAATCGAAGTAAACCTTGAAGATACCTTCAAGAAATGGGAAAAGATTTATGTAAATAATATCTTAAAGAAAAAAGAGCCAAAAATCGAATATCAATATAAATACAATATTGAGAAGATCGATTGGGCTAATATGCCGGCCAGTAAGATTTCTAACGCAAGAAATAATAAAGCTGTAATTGGAGATTGGCAGGTTACTTATTCAGACTGGAAAGATTTAATAGTTAAAAAACAAGGAACAACTTTAGGCTATACTCCCGAAGAATTAAAGAGGATCCGAGAGTTAACAGCCGGTTATTCCACTAAAAAACTTAATCAAGTGCGGTTTGATCCTTCCGACTTATAAAACTATGAACGAAGAAAAAACATTTACCTGCATCGATTGCGGGGAATCATTCGGCTTTACTGCCGGAGAGCAAGAATTTTACAAATCAAAGAATTTAGCCAACCCCAAGAGATGCAAGGCATGTCGTAAGGCGAAGAAGGCGGCCCAAAGAAATGACTATTAAAATGCATCCAGTCGTTTCCTCTAATGTTAATGCGGCAGGATACGACAAAGATAAAAAAATACTCCAAATACAATTTAGTAACGGAGCAACTTATACTTATACTGGCGTTCCGTTGGCGATGTATGAGGGAATATTTACGGCTGATTCAGCCGGAAAATTCGTTAGGGAGTTTATAGTGAAAGGTAAATATAAATCTTCTAAAAATAAAGAATTATGAAAATTATTGAATTAAAAAGTTCTAACATTAAAAGACTAAAGGCGATTGAATTACAAATTGATGAATCGCAAAATGTCGTTTTAATAACTGGAAAAAATGCCCAAGGTAAAAGTTCTGTCCTCGATTCTATCTGGTATGCTCTAGGAGGTAAGAAGGCCTCCCAAGATAAGCCAATTAGAGATGGGGAGGAAAAAGGAGAGATCGAGTTAACTATGAAAAGTGAGAAAGGAAACTATATCGTAAAACGAACATTTACAGATAAGAGATCTTATCTCTCAGTCACAAATTCTGAAGGGGCGAAATATAGCAACCCTCAGGAATTACTTGATTTCATTGTTGGTAACCTATCCTTTGATCCGCTAGAATTTTCTCGGATGGATGCTAAAAAGCAAGTAGCCGAGTTAACTAAAGTTGTCGGTTTAGACTTTAGCAAGCTGGATGAAAAGAAAAAACAGTTAACCGAGGAAAGGTTAATTGTCGGCAGAGAAGAAAAAGCTCTCCCAACTTATAGTGAAGAAGAAATAAAAAATTCTCAAGAATTAGCTAAAAAAGAAGAAGTTTCTGTTTCTGAATTGAGTGCAAAACTAGAAGTTGAAAGCTCTAAGAGAAATAATTATACATCTGCTTTAAATTCTATATCTGCTAATGAGGCCTTGATAAAAGAATATGAAGAAAAGATAAAAAATCTAAAAGTTCAAATTATTGATCTTAAAAAAATCAAAGACACCGAAGAAGATCCTGAAAAACTTAGAGCTGGTATCGCTGGGGCTGATCAAATCAATAAAGAAATTCGCCGAGCTAAAGAGGTTATTGATAACTTTGCCAAGGTCGAGGCTAAGAAAGCTGAGTATAAGGCTTTAACTGAATCAATCAAAGCGGTTGAAGATGAAAAAGCTGATAAGTTGTCTAAAGCTAAGATGCCAATTAAAGGTCTAAGCTGGGATGAAGATAAAGTTCTTTTCAATGGTATTCCTTATGAGCAAATATCTTCTGCCGAGCAGTTAAAAGTTTCAATGTCTATTGCTATGGCGGCTAACCCAAAATTGAAGATGTTGATAATTAAAGACGGCTCATTACTAGATAGCGATAACCTTAAAGTTATTGCTGAAATGACTAAGGGCCAAGACTTCCAGGCCTGGGTGGAGAAGGTTTCTGATAACGATAAGGTCGGGATAGTAATTGAGGATGGAGAAATTAAAAAAATTAACAAATAAAACTATGAAATCAATTTTAATTGTGGAAACAAATTTGGATGCTCAAAGAGCAATGAAAGAAAGATTAGTAAAAGAATTAAGCGATGCCGGTAATTTAAAGAAATGGGGTGACGACTCAGTTGAAACCCAAGATAATACTATTTACTTTTTAAAGGTCATTTCCTTAACTGAGTATTTAGGGAGATTAAACTTAATGCTTGGCAGGGGTTATGACGAGCTAAGAATTGGCTCTGTTATTGACGAAGCTAAGAGATTATTGTCGGTTTTGGAAAATTATCCAAATATAATGCAGGATCAGGTCGTTAACACTAAATCAGAGGCCCCAGAACAGCCCAAGGAAGAAGATGCTGACGAAGATGACTTAGATGACGAAGATCTAAGAGATGAGCCTCAGGAAGTCGAAAATGAGGAAAAAGAAGATGAAGAAGAAGATAACTAATTGTATATGAAATTTAAAGTCCAGAGAAAATTGAATTTGGCCAATATCGATAAAGATCTTTGGCCTTATGAAACCGAAGATATAGGCATAGAAGATGCCGATAGCTTCGAGGAAGCCCAGCAAATGGTCGATAAGCTGGTCGCAGAAAGAATCGGATACTACAAGGCTAAGTCCGAAGAATACCATAAAGCTAAATCACCTAATATTCAGCCGCCATTACCATCAGTTTCTGCTCCAGCCCCTAGTCCAGTTAGCCCGAGCACTACTGTCAATAATATGCCGCCTGAATTTAATATCCAAATATGACAAAAGATTATTACTCAACAAAGGAAGTAGCCGAGAAGCTGTCTTTAAACAAACAGACTATCTTGTCGTTAATAAATACCGGCAAACTTAAGGCGGCTAATGTTGCCGTTGGTAAAAGGGCAATTTATAGAATTACCCAGGAAGAATTAAATAAATTCATAAATAAATAATATGGATGAGATACCAAAAATAAAAAAGATTGCTGAGATAGGAGAGTTGCCATTCCAATTTATAGAAAAAGCGGAAAGCATTTTGCAAGGTTGGGATGCGACAATTCAAAAAACCATCTATTTATTTAGGACCGAATCCGGTGCTTGGGGTTATTATGATAAAAAATCGTCTAGAATAGCTGAGGTTAATAACTGGGATGGTAAATCTGCTTGGGTGGGAGATCATTATGTTAAAATGAGTCTATACCACCGGGTCAGATTAAGATTCTCAGCCCCTCTAAATTATACTGGTTGGGATGCTAAGAAAAGAAAAGAAACCCCAGCGGTTGCTGACGAGGCGATAGTAGTTATTACTGACACCACCTATAAACAAATTTTGGAGCAATTAAATGGTCGAGCTCCTGAATCATATCTAAGATTCGAGTTTACTACTAAGAAAATTCAAAGCAGAAGCTCTACTTATGTTAAAAATGTTATATGGGTAAGTTAGAGATAGTTCTTAAAGGGAGAATCCCTAGTAAGAAAAACTCTAAGCAATGGGTCGGTAATGGTAATAGAAAATTCTTGATTCCTAGTAAAAATTATGCCATTTGGCATGAAGAACAAATGTGGGAATTGAAGAAGTATAAAGTAAAGTCCCCAATAACTAGATGCTCGATGATTGTGGAAATTGCCTTTCCTGATAATAGGAGAGCTGACATCAGCAATAAAATTGAAAGTGTAAACGACCTTTTAGTTGATGCTGGAATACTTGAAGATGACGATCATCGAATACTCCATAGTCTTAATTTAAAATCCCTAGGGGTTGATAAGGAAAATCCCAGGGCAGTAATAATAATTGAATATGAAAACAATACTTCCGCCTCATCTTAAGACAAGTCAAAAAGTCGAAGATCCGGCGACAATATTGGAAGAAGCTCGAGAAATATGTAAGGGCATGCAAAATGGTGCCTTTATCACTCCCGGATCTAAATACAATAATTGCTTTGCAATGGCCCAACCGCAAGTTTCTGATAAACCTTTAAGATACTTCGTGATTAACCCTGTAACTGCTAGAGAAGTAGCTAAAGAGTTCGGTGGCCTAGTAATCATAAATCCTAGAATCATAGAGAAAGATAAGTCGTCAAAAGTTATGTCGCTCGAGGGTTGTATGAGTTATCCATTTAGACCGGCGAAAAAAGTTAAAAGATATGCTAAAATAACTATAACTTATAGTGTGATAGAAGATCTTAAAAATCCGAAGGTGGTTCATGTCGAATCTAAAGAGTTAAGCGGTTTCGCCGCTTTCGTCTGCTCGCATGAATTGGAACATTTAAATGGGAAAAGTATTTTTACTAATTAAAATAACGCTCTAACTTTAATGTGGGTTACCTCATTAAGGATTGCACAAATGTATGCATGAAGCAGTAGGCAGTATGCCAGCACAACCGATCAAAGATCGGAATACGGAGGAAATTATTACTCCAGTAAAAGAAGCTTTAGTTAAAGAAACTTCTGATGCAGAAGTTGGGTTGGCAAGTGCCGCCGGTGACTTTACTAATAAAGCTGTTACAAATGAGGCTCCATCTGAAGAAGGTATGGTAGAAGGTGGTTTAGCAGACCCGAACGAAGAATCGGCTGATGGAGAAATGAATGAGCCATCTGATGATGTGCCAACTGAATCAGAAACTTCTGGTGAGGAAGGCGAAAAGTCTGAAGGTGAAGAAGTAAGTGAAGAATAAAAAATAATTAAAAAATAAAACTATGAAGAATCAAAAAGCAGTAAAAGCTCCAAAAAATAAGGCTTTAGATTGGATCAAAAGATGTGCCAATTCAAATGGAATAAGCCACATGATCCCAGAAAAATATCAAAAAGATGCGGAAACTTTACTAAGCGAAGTTGAGGCGTTAAACGCTATCAAGAAAGACTTAGTAAAGAGAGATGCTGAATTTGCTATTTTACGGGATAATTTCTGGCATAATATTAAAAAGCATCTTGAAGCTAATGGCGTTAAGGATGTATTTGAAAAAAGCATTGACTTTGATATTGATGCTAAGAATGAAGGCTTCCTCGTTGTTAATCTTTATGATGAAAGACAAGGCCAGCCAATGGGCAGGCCAATGAGAATGTAATTAAAAAAGACCACTTTAATCGGTGGTCTTTTTTATTATCTAAGTTTAAAAATAAGCAAAGAATAACGGTTGCCCATCGGCATCTTTAGTATTTTTTATTTGTTCCCAGTCTGCATTTGTCATTGGCACTGTCTTTCCTTTTCCTACTAACCCCCTGGCATCTCTATCGATCATATATAGCCCTGCTCGTTCTTGTTTAATTTCCATTAGTTTGCCAGCATAAATAACTCCATAGCCACCAGTATTAACATTTCTAACTTGATTTTTATCATTATCTTTTATAAATTTTGCTACATCCATAGATTTATTATTAATTGTTATATAGAAAGCCATAAAATGATGGGTTGCTTCCGGTTCATACCTTTTATATCGTTGTTGGTAAGAGTCCTCTATCTCATTATACTCCGTAGTTGAAAGAACCCCACACACCTGATGATTTAAAGCCCCCACTGGATTTAAAATATCTTCTAGTTTTTCATAATTTGCAAACCTTACTATTAACGGAATTGGGCTATATTTTAAATAATCCGGCATGTTATCAACCCACTCGTAATTAAAAGATATTATTTCCAAAAACTCTCTACCTGACCTATACATTTCTTCTGTTATAAACTTCTTATCAATATTGTCTTGAAAATTATCGGCCAAAGGAAACATGTCCTGCGGTATTAACCCGTAATTCCTAATAGCCTGAGCTATTTTATATTGATATGCCCCCTGATTAGTTGTTTCTCCTAATGTCCCGGTAAATCTTTCACTAAAATTATATTTACCATTTTTTTTATATCTATTTAAAGTTATTAATTGAATCGGCGTGAAAGCTCCAACTGATTCTAAATATGTTAAAAGTTTAGCTATTGCTTTTAAATCCGCATAAGTCACGCAGAACAAAGTATCATATAAACTATCATGATTAAATTGTATTTCATGATCTAGCTCAATTTTTTTCCAATTTTTATCAGGCATTAACTCTTGACGAACTATTGGCGAATTAGCACCGGCTTGCCAGTCGAATTTCCCCCTACCAAATAATACTCCTGATTTTATTTCATTTAAAATAGACATAGTTTATAAGTTAAATACCAATATAATTGGGTGAGTAGGAAGTAAAGCCCATAAAGAGCTAGACCGTTCCAGAGAGATTGTAATAGGCAAGATTTCATTTTATTTTTTAGGCAACCGTTCATCCATCATAGTTTCAAAACGAGCGAGCCTTTCGTTAATTTTGCTAACATCTCCTTCTAAATGTTTTAAATGGTTTTCCTTTATCAAAGTCAGCCCACCGTCAAGGCGAGATAAATACTCATTAAAGGCAATTACTCTATCTTCTATCCTTTGTATTTTTAAATCTTGGTCTTTGTTAGGATTTGAAATGCCTTTATAAACATCTAGAACATATTTTATAACGGCGAGTATTCCCAAGATAATAACCAAGCTTTCTGATAATGATAAATCGAACATATTATTTAACAACCTTAGTTGCTGTAATACGACCGATTATTACTAAAGCTAAACCGATAAACTCTGAAACAACTTGGATAGAAGTTATTAAAGAGTCAACGAAAATCTCACCATCTACTTCTGACATTGTATAACCAAACATTTTTAATACTGAAGATACAATAACGATTATTGCTCCCCATAATGTTTTTGAAAAATACCATTTTTTTGCTCCTGACATAAATTTTATATTTAGTGAATTAAATTTGAAATAAAGGGGAGATAACCGCAGACACAGCTTTACGCTCTTGCTTTTTTTATCTCGTTTCTCCCCTTGTTAATCTCTTTGCCCTTTTATTTCACAAGTTCTGAGTAGTAGTTCGGCTACTTCTCGGAACTTGTGAAACAGAAAGTGCCACGCTCTTTCTCGCTCGCTATCAAACTTTAGAAGGTTTGAAGGTGAGCCTTTTCCGCCAGCCACCCTATTCTTAATATGGTGCTTAACGAATTTTCCGCTTCGCTTCCAGTTTTTCATTGCTTGCTTTTTATAAAGAACTATTTTTTCTAAACTTATCTATTGTAAAAATTGTGGTAATTACCAATAATGCGAGATACCACTTCCAACTCATTTCATTATTTAATAACTCAGAAATTGCAGTGATCAGATAGCTAAATACCATGATTATAGCAACGGGGCTATTTTGAATTAACCCGGTTGTTTTTTCCATAACTTTAGAAATAGTAGCTTTTTTCATTAGGCGACTTCTTGTTATTTCTGGTTCTTGGTTGTTTCCTGTTGAAATTGACATATTATGCTTCGATTAACATTACTTGAGCGATTGATTCTGTTTTTTCTTCGTCAGTAAAGTTTAAATTAGTTGAAATATCTTCGACATAGACATTATATCCGTTATCTAAAGTTTGGCCCGATAGGTAATTTCTAGCCACTGTCCCTCGAACTCCTCTAGTAATTCCTAAAATTCTATCTGCTTTTGCTGAGGTATAATACATTTCTTCGGCGACATTTCCGGAAACGGCCCTAATTCTTCCTTGAACTGGTAATTTTTTATTAGTGGTGATCAGTGCCGATGTCCTTGTTGCTGGCATTGAGCCTTTTAAGGTGCATTCAACATAATCAACATCTTGGAATTTAACCTGTCTTTTAACAAGTTTTTCGTTCCATAATTGAGCTGACATCTCATCCCCCTCTCGATCATCGTTTTGACGATTTAAAAGTTTAACTCCATCTGATAAATTTAATCTCATTTGCCATCTATTTTTATAATCTGGCATCGGGCGATAAGCCATAATTAAGTCAAGCAAAACTGGGGAAGATGTGCCATTTGTATTGGCCATAGAAACTCTCCACCAAATTTTATTGAAAAGAATACTGCCCGGAATAATTATTTCTCTTTTAACTCCTGTTCCCTCTGATGCGTAAGTTAAAGTTTTGGCAGTGGTCCATGTTGTTCGGTTGTTAAGCGAGTATTCTATTTTTATTTCGTCGCCAGAAACCATTTTTTCAAAAATAGCGGTGATGCTATAAAGTAATTTATCGATTGAAACTACTGGTGCCATTTCACTAAAGACTATAAAGTTTTTAGCGGTTGTTGCTTTATAAGTGCTCGCATCAACATAAATAGATTCATCGCCAGATATACTGGTCATAAATACTATATTTCCGTCATCATTAACAAAGAGTGGCATTAAATAATTATTATCAGCACTAAGTGGTTTTTTAAAATTAAAGAAATTTTCTCCGTCGTAAATTAAGTTTGTCCAAAATAATTTATTATCTTTTTCAACGCAACCATAATGTAAATAAGAATCAGCTTCTGTTCCGATTGCTGTTTTTTTAGGGTCTATCTTAAAAATCTCGTTCATACTACTTCCGTCATATTCAAATATCTTTGTGCTAACAGTGATAATTAGTTTTCCTTGATAGACTCTTAATAATTTATCAGAAATACTTGTTCGTGATAAGACACCAATATTTCCAAATGAATAAACTAGGGCATCGGTCGATGTTGACGGATCGTAAACTCTGAGATAAGTAAACCCTGATGAGTAAAAAATATAATATAATTTACTATTAAAATCACACATTGAAACAATATTTGCCTCAAAACCAAAGTCTTTAACTAAAACCCAATTAGCTCCGTTATCGACAGTTGAAACTATGGCACACTCATCGTTTAGATAATCCTCAATTCCGGCATATAAAACTGCTCCGACCTCACAAGCTGACCGAGAAGATCTAGCTGTGAATCCGGTTGCGGTATCGATAGCGGCCTGATGATCAACCCAATTAGTTCCATCGAAAGAATTAAGACAATCTTTCGTTCCCGCACCGACTGCTCCAACCCATAATTTTTCTTTATGTCCTAAGATATAAGCTGGGGTATTTATGTTTGTGGCAAAAACTGATCCAGCGACATCAGTCCATGTTCCGCCTGACTCTTTATAAATTTTAATATTAGTGTCTTTGTAAGTTCCGACATAAGAATTCACAACCCCATTAACACTAGCAACGGCTCCGCAATAGACATTTGTTGAGAATGTTTCTTCTAAAACTACTTCTTTTTCAACCTTAATTTCGCCCGGATAAGAATAAGTATCTAAGTTAGTTGAGTAGTAATATTTTCCGTCATCACGCCAAACTGATTCATTTTTAATTCCGGCCGACCAGTCAGTTTGGGCTAAATAAAAAAGCCCAGTCCCGGCAAAGTCTGAATATTCGAGATCTGAGATAGCAAGCCTATTAACTTGAGAAGGCACCACGCTTCTTGTATAAGCAGGTTTATCCGGAGCCCCCCTTAACATGTAGCCAACTCCGTTTATTCCTATGTTGTATTTGTTTTTTATAAAATCGTTCATATTATGCTATCCCAGCTCCGTTAATATAATAAGGTATTGTTGAAGCCGGCATTACTGGCTTAATTTTACTTCTTAGATTTTCATACATCTGCTCGTTATCATTAGCGAGTTGTCTTAATTGAGCGACTGATAGGTATCCTTCTTCGATAGTGGCATTTCCTTGCTGAGCGTAGCGATTGGCCATTGATCTTAGAAATTCTGATCCGGTTTTTAAATCTAATAATTTTAACCATTTGTCGTCAACATCTAAAATATCGGTTGTAAGTGTTGGTCTAGTTAATTTTCTTAAATATGAAATTTCCATGTAATTGGCCCTGGTTGGTTTTTGTCCTAAAACCATCTTATTTGACCATCTATCATATCTAACATTAGTGCTTAATGGCCTAAATGGACCGGCAGATGTATAAGTTGTTGATTCTAGAGCTTCTGTAAGCCTTATACAGCTTGAAGGGCAGTCATAGACATCGACCCCTTTTTGTAAAGTAATACCGGAAGCGGACCTAACAACGCTTTTGAAAAACTGATCGCCGAAAGAGTCAAAACTG